GATTTTACTGCATTCTTAGCTTCTCTAAATCTATCTGTAATATTAGTAGCATATTTACCTATATTTTCACCAAAACCTTTAACTGAATCAGTTACTTTACCAACTTTTTCGGTAACTGTAGGCATAACTTCAGCTATCCATTTTTGTGCTGGCTTAATATGATCTAATAATTTTATAAAAGTAGCTCCGCCACCATACATTGGAATCTATCCTCCAGACTAATATCTAGGGACTAATTTGTTTGTTGGTGAATATTTAATTTCACCAGAATTTAATAAAACTCTCATCTTTTTAACGTTAAAAATTAATATATAGTTTCTCTTTATAAAGCGAAATATACTACATTAAATTTTAAAATCAAAAAGAAAAAGTCCCAAATTAGAAATTAAATTCTAAAATGGGACTAAATATTAGATTGTCAGTTTAAGTAATAGTTCTTGATTCATTGCTGCATCAAATAACTCCTCAGGAGTTTTTGGAATAACAGTTTGCTTTTCAGTTCCTGTTAAAAATGCCATTGCAGCACCATCAAATCCTGCCATATAGAAGAAATTCTTCTCATCAGCGAAAGATTCAAACTTCTGTCTTTCCTTATCCTTAGAATAATATCCATTAGGAATATCCCAAAGAACTATTGTGAAATTATCCACAAATTCATCAGAAAAACCTCCACCTCTTAGTATTTGTTTGAAGCGTTTAAAAGTAGATAATTTATTATTATCATAACTATCAAACTCTCCATCACTAATACAAATAACTCCAGAAGGAAAATCACTCTCAGAATAACCTTTTTTCTTAAGATCTATAAATAATTCTGCAACTCCTAAGAAATTAGTAGAACCTACATAGTCGTAAGAATTAACTGCATTGTTATACTTATCTATGTAAGAATCTCCTTCAAAAGATCTAACTTTTACTGAAGAATTAAATTCTAAGAATGTATTAGCAAACTTTCCAGTAAGTAATTCACTAAAGTATAAACCCATAGCAAAAGCTACTCCAAAAGAAGTCATATTAGTTCCATAAACTTTTGATTGCATAGAACCAGAGGTATCAATACAACAAATAAAGTTAGACTTAGTAGTCATACCAGCTGTATTTAATAGAGTTTCAAATTGCTTATTAACTGTAAGCTTTTGGAACTTATTTAAATTTGAACTATTTTTAAAAAGTTCAAATGGATATCCAGTAAACTTAGCAGTAGATTGCTTATTGATCCAATCAATGTACTGTTTATCTAGATTGTGTCTAGATATAAAGTTATCACCTGTACCAGCTAAATACTTCTGTCCATGATCATATAAATATGTACGATCAGAAGTTAAAGCAGTTAATGCTTTTCCTGGAATTTTATCAAAGATCTCAGTTAATCCTTTGTAATCTCCTTTAGAAATCAATTGCTGGAAAGTGTGAGCTGTACCAGAAGCCTTTAATTGTCTATACTTTTTGTAAGCAATAGACTTTTCCCAACCATCAAAAAGCTTTATAGCTATTTGTTTACCTATAAAAGACGTACATTGTCTATGTAGAGATAAACCTTCTTTAATAGGACGAATAGTTGGAAGGAACTTCTTAACTAATTCAGATTGTTTTGGATCTTTTAATCCTTGTATAATGAAATCTAAAGTATAGTGCCATGATGTATGTTTAGTAGCACCTAATCCTTTATAAGATAACATTAATTCAAGAATTATAAATAAATCCTTCCAAGATCCTTCAGCAATAAATACTGGAAGATTCTTTTTGTAAGTCTTTGTCTTATATAAAGCAATCCAAAGAAGTCTTAATCTGGCTTCATTCTTCAAACCTTGTGCTCTAAAGGTAGATAACTTTTCACCATTAAAATATGGTTGTCTAGTAATACCTCTAATATAGCCTTGAATCTTCAAAGCTGTAAGAGCATCTTCTTTCCAAAGAAGATTCATATCTGCAAAAACATCATTAATATCTCTAGGATCAAGATATCTGCTAAGATTAGCAAAATCATCAATAAAGATATTTCCAGAAGTATCATATTTCAAAGAACCATTGTGACTAGTAGTCTCATGTTCTTGTTTATACGCTTCTTTTTCAAAGATGTTTTTAAACTCTTTCTTTTGTTTTTTTGCAGGCTTCTCAAATAAAGCCTTTTTACGTTCCATCATAATTATTCTTTTTTAAAGTAAATAAATTTGTTCCACTATAGGGACTCGAACCCTAATTCCTCACAGAATGAGCATCTTACCAAATTAGACGATAGTGGAAATCCTTAATTATGCTTCACAATCAGGATCAACTAAGCCCTCAAATATTTGTCCAATAAGTACGTCCTTGACTACTCGCTTAACAACTTCCAAAGACTTTGGACTTTTTGTTAGATACTCTCTGAGCATTACATACAATTGATCTCCAGTACAACATACTGCAGTCTGCATAGTATCCTCATAGGTTGCTAATAAAAAGCATCCAACTTTTGATTCTGGAGTTATTGGATTAGCTCTATGAAATTGATCTAATCCATTAGAAAAATTTTCTACTAACTCTACAAACTCTTGATCTTCTTTCTTCATAATTATCTATTTTTTAAAGATTAATAAATATAGTAGGAATAATGGGATTCGAACCCATAAAATTAGACTTCTAAGGCCTACGCGTCTAGCCAGTTGCGCCATATTCCCAAGTTAACAGTTGAAAGAGCATTATACTTTAGAAACTAACTGTTAAATCATTCTTTTGGTTAATTACTCCAAACAGAATAATAAGTTTCTTACTACGATACCAATTCTAAAGTGCTATTGATTGGACCCTTTTAGGATTTAGTAGCCGTCAACCCCTTATTTAAGTTATAAGGAACTCTCAACATCTAGCACAAATATTGAAATTAAATAAATACAGTCATACACCCTACAAATGCTGTATAGGTATAATATTGACTATATTGACTATAATCAGGAATTTCCTGAAGATAAGCTTTAGGAACATTTATCCAGCCATATCCATTTTGATAAGCTGCAACATAATATCCATTTTCATCACTAGCTACTTTAAGTTTGACAGCAGTCCAACCTGTAGTAGTTTGTGCTGTAGCTATAATTACTTGATAATGCACTTTTGGTGGATTATAAGTAAATGGTTTAGTTGTTGGAACTGATCTACCTACTGGTGTATAAGTAGAAGGCATAAATTGTGCATTACAAACTAAACATGTTAGAAGTAATACTAATGATAATATAAACTTTTTCATATCTTTATTTTTAATTAATTACAAAATAAAAAACTTAGTCTATCTTCACAGACAAACTAAGTCCCGATCAATAATCAGCTATATAAAAAATAAACTCCAAATATACAATGTAGCTCAGACAGGACTCGAACCTGCACGGGCATTCCTGCCCAAGGGATTTTAAGTCCCTCGTGTCTACCAATTCCACCACTGAGCCATAAGTAGCAATCCTATTTCACAACAGTAAGCTACTACATCAGTTATAGCATTTCTAAATTTCAAATGAAAGAAAAAATGGGTCACACTGGGGATTCGAACCCCTAACTCCAGATCCACAATCTGACATGTTACCATTACACTAGGTGGACCATAAACGGAACATTAATTTATTAACCTACAAATAATTATGGACACAATAAGTAAAAAATTTGCTGAAATGTTCCTAAAATATTAACACGACTGTTGGCGATAATAGAATCGAACTATTATAAACTATCCATAGTCGCCAATATGCAACCCCCTTAGAATGATTCGAATATTCGGGACAAAGAATCAAACTTCGGGGGTTGTTTTATTCTAATTTTTCAGTAAAATTTGCTGATTTGTCCCAATAACAATAATTAAAACTTTATGAGTTACAAAGATAATATATGAAAGATATATTTTCAATACATTGAAAGTTAACTAATGTTAAACTTCCTGCATTTTGAATATTTTTTCTTTAATATTTTCTGGTAGCTTTTCTACAGCTTCCATATCAATTCCAGAAGGAATGTAGAGTTTACAATTCCTTTTAGCACAATGTGGTTTAAGGAATTTAGCAAATTCTTCTGGATTAAGAGAGTCCAAGAAAAGATTAACCTGTTCTGCAGTTGCTGATTCTACAGCCATCTTAACATGATGCTTGGTTTTTCTTAACTTGTTGAACCATTTTTCCACTTTCTTATAGTGAATAGGTATGTTCTGCATGACATAATCATACTCACCTTTTTCACGATACTTCTTAATTAAAGTAGAATCTTCAGTCATCTCAGCAATAAGATGATTGACATAAGACTTAGTTGGAATACACTTTTTTAAAATGTTTTCCAACTCTTTTCTGTTATAAATTCTACACTTTTCAAGTTGAGTGTTTAATGCTACAGCAACTGATTCAAAATTCACTGTTGATTTCATAATACATCCCATTTAATGATAATTACACAATAAGGTTCTTTTAAAACTCCAACTGCAAATCCTTTTCTTTTTAAAGAATCTACAATTTCATCCAAATATGGATTTACTTCCTTAGGAATATTATCAATGGTTAGCTTACATTCATTATAAAGCTTAGCCATATTATAAATTCTCTCGTTAATCTCTTCTTTAAATTGATTAACGATGTCCTTTCTGGTAGTAATTTTAGAATGCTTAGACAACATAGTTGCCAGCTCTTCGTTCATATCTGGATATTCTTTTTTAATGAAGCTAAACATTATCTAATAATGCTAGATAAATAAAACTTCAAATCCTCATGACATAAAATAAGAGGTTGACCCTTATACATATTCATAAGGTACTTAGTGTGCTCATTTGCTGGGAGTATGTCACAAACTTGTCCAAGTTTGTCAGTCTTAACTGTAAATGCAACTGATCCATTTTGATCCTTTACTTCTAATGATTTAAGATACATAATAATTTTTTGTCTTTAATGACTATAATTCACACTTTCGTGTGCACTCCAATATCTTTTTTAAAGAAGAGCTACTATACTTCACTCTATAAAAAAATATAAAAACTTTGTAGTTTATACTCCTAAAACTTAATTACTTAAGAAACTGGAGTACCCTCACTAGCTTGGGAAAAGTTGATATGAGTTTTTTCTGTATAACATGAACAAAACTAAGATACTTTCAAAACACCTGTACAATGGATCAATTCTGGAAGTTGAATCCAATCTGTAGTTTCTTCTGGTTCCTCTAAAAGATTATATATTTTAATAATATCATCTTTTAAAGGATAAATATAATCCGAATAATCACAATGAACTGGTCCTATTTTTAAGAAAGCTCCTTTACTAGTTATCTTATAATGAGTTACCATAAAATGGAATCTCATATTTGAGTTAACTAATAAGAAGTTTATTAATCCCATTGTAGGCTCCATAATACTTATCTCTAAGCACATAAGACTCATAGAGTGAGCATTTAATCCTTTATTGTTAAAGGTATCTCTTAATTTTGTGAAATACTGCTCATCTATAAAGATTCTAGCATTCTTAATGTCAGAAATCTTTTTGGTAATTAAATTTTGATCCATCCTAATAGCTTATTATTGTTAATATCTTTTTTAATGTCCTCAATAATAAAATAAATACCTCTATTCAAGATATTATAATACTGGTTTAGAACGATGCGAATGTCTTCTGGTTCATTAGATTTCATCCACTCTGTAAGAGTATCAGTCCAAAGACTATTAATATCACCTAAGAAAATATTATCAGGAGATAAATCAGATAAACTTTCTGTTCTAAATACACCATACTTATTTGGACA